GCTCCTTTTTCTATGCTGATCAGCGCAGGATCTGGGGCCGGAAAGAGTAGTTTCATGACCACTCTTATTGTACATTTCGCCAAATTGTACAATAAACCACTTGGTGATCGCTACGTCTATTTTCGAACACCCGGTGAGAAACACTGGAACTGCTTCAAGACCACCTGCTGGGTGGTGTGTATTGACGACGTGGCCTTTGTTAATCCCAACACCGGTTCGGAGGATCCATCTTTGACAGATATTCTTCTGGGTATAGGTAACTCTGCCTATAGTCCACCTCAAGCCTCTCTCGAGGATAAAGGCAAGACTCCTTTCATGTGTGATCTCTTTATTTGTTCTACGAATACTGAGGATCTTAAAGCACACTGTTGGTTTAACAACCCCCAAGCCGTCAGACGGAGATTTCCTTACATTGTGAATATCATTCCAAAGGAGGAATACCGTAGACCAGGCACACAAATGCTTGATCCTTCAAAGGTCGTCGTTTCGCCAGGTGAGTATCCGGACCTCTGGCACATCGTTGTTAAGGAAGTCCGAGTTCTCAAAGATGAGCGTATTTCCACGCCCGTTGTATTAGAGACTGACTCAATCTATGAGTTTATCTCTAATTACAATCAGTGGTGTGATGATCATCGACGATCCCAGACGGCATTTTTACGCAGTAAGACAAACAGTGAGGAAGTTAAGTTGTGTCCCTCCCATCTAGTACCCTTCATTGGGTGTGGGTGTGTAGACGCATCCCTTTCAAGCTTGGAACCGCAAGCGTTGCAAACGCCCCTACGGAAACAAGTTTGTCTTAAGCATCTAGTGTTGACTGGACTTGCGCTTGTGTGTGGATATCAAGCTACCAAGTTTACGGCCAGGTGCGCGAGTGAAGTTCTCAATAATGATCCTGCTGTGATATCCAGTCCTAGTAGTTTCATATGGAGAACAGCTAATCGTGGCGCTCAAAAAGTACAATGGTATTGTGCTGAAAAGAAGCGCCAATTGCGTAACTTCACTAGAGATCAGCTTAAACAAGTTTTAGTCAGCGGGCTACATGGGATGTATGAGTCCTATAGTCCCGCACTCAAGAACATGGTGCTTATCTCTGGGGCTCTTGTCAGTTTGGGTTTAACTTGGCATTATTTCAAACGTGAAGCACCAGAACTGTTTCCACAAGTCTCCATCGATGAGGTAGGTATTGTTCCAACCCCCAAGCAAGAGAAGGAGAATGTGTGGCGCAAGGATGATTATGTACCTAGTGAGTTTCTAGGTAGATTGTCCACTGCATGGGCTGGTTTATCCCTGTCCAAAGCATGTTCAGTGATGAGCCGTAATGTTGTTTGGTGTCAAACTGTCCAC